CATTTATACATATTGTTTATTTTATAATTAATATATTGATATGTCAAAATATCTCAAAATGGCTTAAATACGTTACTTTTTGAAGGTACTTCGTGTAATAACATATCATGGCAAATCAATTTTTTGCCCCTAAATTGCCCCTAAATTGCCCCTAAAAAAAGCCCACCATATTGCTATGATGGGCTCTCTGTTCTACTTCAAAATCTCATTGACTTTGTTCTGGATTATAGTTGGATTATACCCCGCTGCCTTAAGCCTATTGATACGCTCCTGTCCGTTGCCCCACTTGCCTATGATGACTTCATGAGCAACTGCATTGATGATCTTGTCCTCTGACATCTGTGAAGCCTTGACGAGCTTGTTGACTGCTGCCTGTACCTTATTGTAATCATATCCAGCCTTTGTGAGTCTATTCTTACGATCAGTACCGTTGCCCCACTTGCCCGCCAGCGCCTCTTTAGCCAGCGTGTTAACGCTCTTCTTTGCTGTCGTAGATGTAGGCTTGATCTTAGCCTTGCCTGCCAGCTTATTCCAGCTCGCCGCACTGATATAAGCCTTATTGAGATCAAGGCTGCCGCTGTAACCTGAGAGCTTACCGGCAGATGTGTACTGACGGATAAGGCAGTTATAAGCTCCCTCATTCCATGGATGTTCCTGATATCCTGTCCGCTCATAATCCGGATACTGAGCGACCCACAGACCATATCCAGCCTTTTTTACGGCGTTCATAGCACTCTTCTGGATGTAGATAAGCGGTTTGATGCCTGTCTTCCGATATACATAGTTACACCATTTCAGACACCATTCCAGATCCTTGACACCAAACAGATGGTTGTCCTTGGCTTCCCAATCCAGAATAAGTACCGCCTTGCCGATATACTTCTTTACATACGCAAGGAAGTGGTCAGCCTCTTTCTGTGGATCTCCGCCATTTGAATAGTGGTATACTCCCAGAAGTTTTTTTCTACTCAAAACTTTATCGCAATGCGCTGCAAAGTATCTGTTCTTGTAGTCTGTTCCCTCTGTCGCTTTGATTATACAAAAGTCAAACGGCACTTTAGCAAGGTTGATGCCTGCATCCCCCTGCCATGCACTGATGTCTATTCCATTCATTTCCCGTCACGCTCCTTCTCTATGTCTCCACCTCTGTAAAATCGTTTAAATATTTCGATCAGGTAGTCCCATCCTCTGGTGCATATGAATGCGATAATAAAAGCACCAAAGAACACAGCTACAGGGTAATACCATAGTAGCCGAATATCGAAATATGATAATGCTACAAACAAGCATATCTCACATATGATGAGACTTGTTATAAGCACCTGAAAAGAGGTTGGAATCTTCTTCAGTATTCCAACCTCTTTTGTAAATTCCGTTATTACCGATATCAAAGTGCAAAGAACTGCAACAACTAATAATAATATTGCTAACTTATCCATGATTATATCTCCTTCCTATTCCTGATCATGTGCCGCTTTGTTCAGATGTTTTTCCATCTTGTCAATAGCCTCTGTGACTGGTCCATTACATCCAAGCTCCTTTAGACCTTTAAGACACGCAAGTGTACCATATGTAAGTATGCACTGCTCCTCTTTCATCTTCTTGATCTCCGCATCCTGCTCATTCTGCCTGGAATACCATTTATATATTGATATGAGTATCCCTCCTATCAGTACAAGAGCTCCAAGTACCTTCCCAACCTGAATTATTGTTTCAAAATTTATATACATGCTCAACCCCCTATATAAGATTCTTAGGTCTTGCAACTCCTACTACAACTAAGCTTATATTTGAATCTGCTTTGTTTGTATTTTTTGCTTTTACAGTTATCGAATATGTAGTCTGATTTATTGAAGAAGCTTCATATCCCATGTATGTGACACCACTAGGGATATTTTTAGGAATAACTAATATTCTACCCGTATTCATTGGAAGCTCTACATCAACGGCATATTGAAGTGTCGTTCCTGCGTCAGTTCCTGGTATAGTCGCTGTTGCGCCTACTATATCAGATATAACAAGGCTTTTTGTTGCAATTTTTTCCGCATAGCTTTGCGCATTAGCAGCATCTGTTTTTGCAGCATCTGCCGTGTTCTGTGCATTATCCGCTTTCGACAATGCAGTGTCTGCTGTTCTCTGCGCTTCCTCAGCCCTACCTATAGCTTCCTCAGCCATTGATGCTGCGTCATTTGCAATAGACTGTGCCTTTGCGGTTGTTTTTTCGACTTTCGATATCTCCTGGATGATATTCTCTGTCGTTAAATCTGACTCCTCTTTTGTATATTTATTACTAAGTGGGGGGAAAGTTGATGCAATCGCAACCGGCCCACTCGCATTTATTCCATCGTGTATAATTTTGTAAAGCGGCATGTCGGCGACACTTACATTATTTGCTATTATGCCAGTTTCATACGCAGGTGATTGTGGCTCCTGTGAGGATTCTACAGGCTGCCCTGTCAAGATCAGCAATGACATATCCTCAAGTCCTTCCTCTGACAGCGTGTATCTTGCAACAAGAATATCAACTCGCTTTTTACCTGTTTCTCCACTAGGGAAAGTAAGATCTTCATATGTACCTGTAACCCTAGCATGGCAGCCTTGAAACATAATGTCACACGGATATACTCTAAGTGTCGTTGAATTAACCAGCACTGGCGGCTGTGAGACCGACAAGAATCCATTGCCATCCCATTCCGCTCTGTGTAAGGCTCTATCATCTGCACTTGTTACATGTGGTTTCCCTGTTTTTCCTGTTATTATCTTCATAAAATCCGCCTTTCTTCTATGACACTGAATATTCAATGTCTATGCTGTTATCGTCTATTTTCGCTATGATATTTGTTATCTGTTTCTTGACGGTGATTCCTGTAATATCCTCTGTACCACCAGTAATATCCCCAATCTGCATTGACATATCTGGGAGTGTCATATCTAAGCTGTCCACATTAAGCTCCTGTATTCTTGCTATACCGCCTGTTCTAAGCTCATCAATATTTGCTGCCGAACTATAATCATATATTGCTGTGCGTTCTTCCAAGCCTTTATATGTCTGCGTATCAGTGATATTTCCCACCTTATCAACGTACAAGTGCAACACCTGACGGTCTTTGAGCTCGCCTTGACCAAGGCAGATAAGATGATTATATCCATTCTTGACCTGTGTGATATTGTAGTTGATATCCGATCTCATACAATCCTTATCCTCTGTATAATCGTAAGGCACCGCACTACTCATAGTCACATATCCATCTTTAATCACAAGCCTGAGAACTCTGTTCCGAGCATTCAGCAGCGCACATATACCATCATAGAGAGTCATGTATCTGTTAAACTGAAATGATTGTATATTCCATGATTCGCCTGTCATCCTATATATGCTGCTAAGTCCAGCCACTTCAATGAGCTTATTGATCACTGTAACTGCATCACCTGATACAATCTTGTAATCCGTCCCCGCCGGAGGCTCTATGATCTTGTCACACAAGATGCCTCTGAGATTTCGGCCAGTGTATTTGATTTCTCTGTCGGATGTCACCACACCGACATTATCAACTATTCCGCCGTACTCAGTGTTGTTGATATACCACCAAGAACCGCCTTGCAGGATGTTGTTATCCTGCGCTACAGTGACCTCGAAATCCTTATCCTTTGCAACATCCACATCTATATTGAAGTTCTTGAGATATCCCTGTTCTACCCTGTCTGCATCAGTGTATATCAACCTTATGTCCATTTTGGTTCACCTCTCTCATGTATTACACTTAAATCAAAATCAAAGCTTCCATTCCACATCACACGATGATTCCCGGGGGATATCTTTTCAAACACATCGCTTTGCTTGTCCCTGTATCTGAACATGTTTTCCTGTGTTCCATCTGCTTTCACAAGAGTTATCGTAAGCTCTGCAGAATTAATAACGATCTTATCTCCATCGCCAACAACACACCTAACGCTGTAGTAATGATTGTCAACATATATGACTGGATTAACAGCACCACTATGTATGATGAGTACAAAATCACAGTTTCTGAAGTCGTCCACCTCAAGCTTACTGATATTGTCAGAAATTGAGTTGTAATCATATTCATAACAATACTCATAGCCTTTACCTTCAATAAACTCATCTGGTACATGCTTATAGTTGTGCAACTCTTCCTTCATCCATCTGCCACCATCTGTTACTACTTTAAGTGACAGATTCATCGATGTAGCCACGTCAAGATAATTGCTCTTCGCCGAACTAAACACATAGCATTCAAGATAGTAATCTCCTATATAGAGCCTTCCCTTCTTTTCTGCTATAATATCCTTCTCACAAACCTCATACAGCCTATTCTTAATATCTGTACACTTTTTCTTATTTGCCGCAGATATAACAATAGGGATGGTCTTTGAGACCACCCCTTTTCTAAAATTCTCGGCACGGTTTCTGCTGCTGTCGTATGTCCACTCATAATCTCTGAGATCATTACTGTTTGCAAATGTTCCTTTCTTGCCAAACTCTATAACCTCACCGAGATGATTCACGTATTTAAGCTGTTCAAGCATTTCTCACCATCCTTCCGAACTCTCTGCCATCAAGTTTCAATCTCACACCCTCTGTAAGAGCTGTCAGTATCCACTCATACATGTTGTCATCTATGTGTCTTATAATCTCCAGTATCTTATAAAGTACCTTCAGTGATTCCGAATCACCAGTCACTGCTCCACCTGTAGCCTCTGCCATATCCTCGGCTACCTTCTTGATCCAGCCAGTATTCTTCTCAAGTGGCACTACAGCCTCAGCTCCATTACCCTCAAGGATACCAACCTGACCACGCTTAAGCACACCACCTTCAGCAAGTTGCGGAGCGTCAAGCTCATCTATTCTCGATATCGACACCTTTGGGATCTTATTCAAGACTGATATAGCCGAATTGATTGCCCGGATAAAGCCATTGATAATCCCTGTAGCTTTACTAAGTATCGCATTGACCGCTGATGTCACAGCACCAGATAATCCGTCCGCTATTGCTGTTCCGACCTTGCTAAATATACCCTTAATCTTCTGCCATGTAGAGCTAAAGAAATTCACCATCGGTGAAAATGCATTCTTTATACCAGCCCAAGCCTTGCCAAATATATCACTGAACCATGTGCCTACGGCAGAGAATGTGCCCTTAATACTTGACCATATTCCACTAAAGAACTCTGGTGCAGCGTTCCACGCCTTCTTGATTCCCCGCCAAGCTGCAGCAAATGATTCTTTACAGTTATTGATCGCTGTAACTATCAACTTGATAGCAGACTTAAGCGTTCCTGAAAGCATCTTACAATACCATTCAAGGATTGGTTGCAGCACATTTAGGTAATCTTCCATCAGCATCGAAAGTAATTCCACCAGTGGTGGTAATATCATATTGATAAGATCTGTCAGCGGTGTGACTACCTGCATTACCAAGTCGATAATCGGTGTCAACATATCCAAAAACGGCTGTAACAATTCAAGTATAGGCTGCAAAATAGCCATCAAAACAGGCAGTAAAGACTGAATAATCTGAGTCACCGGCGGCAAAAGCATATTGATCAGATTCGTAAGTGGCGGTAAAACCGCCTGAATAATCTGCATCATCGGTGGTAAAAGCAGATTAAGCAGTGTTGTCAGTGTTGTCAGCACAGGTCCAACCAACTGCAGAATCGATGGTAAAATCGATGTCAGGGTGCTAAAAATAGAATTTAAAGCTGTTGATATCGACTGGCCCAATTCCCCACCTATGCCGGGCAGTAATGTCTCAAGTATTCCGGGCAGATTATTGACCACCTCAGACAACAACGATGTCGCTCCCTGTATCAACGATGGCAGTAACTGCTCAATAAGAGGCGGTATGTATGGTGCCAGTTTCTGAGTCAGCTGAGACAGCCCTGTAACCACCCTCGGCAGTGTATCGGCTATCCTTGGAACAAGATTATCTGCTACAGCCATAGCCGAATCAACAAGGTTATTCATCAGCACTCCCATATCCTGAGATGGGTCTGCCATACCTATGAGCAGATTAGCCCATGCGGACTTCACCATGCCGATGGATCCCTGTATTGTCGTGGCTGCTTCTTTTGCGGTAGTGCCTGTTATATCCATGTTAGTCTGCACAACATGAATAGCCTCAATCATCTTATCGAATGATACACTGTTGACGTTATCTGCTGTCACGGTCATGGTATCACCAAGTACACCAGAATCATTGATAAGCCTTGCCATCTCAGATGCAGTACCACCATAACCAAGCTTGAGGTTATCAAGCATGGTGTAGTTTTGCTTTGCAAAGCCCTGATATGCGTTCTGAATCATCTCCATACTGGTGCCCATCTTATTGGCATTATCTGACATGTCTGTTATGGCCAGATTCGCATACTCAGCCGCCTGTGCTGTATCGCCTTCCAAACCTTGCAACAGCGAAGCTGAAAAGCTCGTTACAGTGTCCATGTAATCATTCGCCGACAGCCCCGCCGTCTTATATGCATTATTTGCATACTCAACAACCTTATCTGAGCTGTCCTTGAACAGCGTCTCAACACCACCGACAAGCTGCTCGTAATCCGCATACTGCTCTACAGCACTCTTTGTCATCGCAGTTAAACCAGTCGCCACAATGGTAGCTGCGACTACTCCAATCTTAGCCGCCGCTACTGATACTTTAGCTAGTGCTTTTACTGATGTAAGAGCACCTTTACCTATGGCTGAAAACATTGATTTCATTTTAGCCTTGATATCCACTGTCTTCTTTCCAGTCTTATCAAGGTGCTTGTCTACCTTCTTGTGCGTCTCGCCAGCTACATATCCAATGTCTGCATAGGCTTTCTTCATAGCTTCAGATGCACTCATCCCCTGTTTTCTATACTCTGCTGCAGCTTTTCCCACATCACTTTTTAACTGGTTGACTGTCTTTCCTGATTCGGCTGCTATTTGTGACAAGCTTTTACCTGTATTAGCATTGCTTTCCGATATCTCCGAGTTGTTTTTTATAGCACTTCTGCCTATAGACTGGAATATCCTACTCAGCTTACTTTGCGTCTTCTCAGCAGTTTCACTTGTCTCATTTAAGCTTTTCTTAGCCTCATCATTTTTTATGGCAATCTTTCCCAGTATCTTAAATACTTCCAAAAGGGTCTACCCCCTTTCCTCGATAATAAAAAAATAGAGACACACGTTCTGTGTGCCCCTATGGTATAAAATTCTCTATGATCGACATGGAATCCTTTATGGTTGTTTCAAGTTCGTCTCTGCTTTCAAATGCCCCTGATCTGACCGGCTGTGAACTGCCACCTGATGTGCCATACAGCCTTGCCTTGAAGTCATTAAATGATATGTTCTCCCAACATTTGTGAATATACATATCCCAGAGCTTGTCATCATCGTCAAGACGCACAAACGTGCATACAAACTCATCAAAGCTCTGATTGTCTATCATCGTATCAAGCAGAGTGTACGGATCCGCATATCTGTGAAATATCAGATCCATGAACTTGAGATAGCCTACTGTCTCTTCTCGAACAATCTTGAAACAACCTTGATAAAATCCGCAAAGCCCGGAAGTGTGACCGCATCATATAACATCTGTGTGAACACAGAGAGGTCAAGATCTGCTACCTCATCCACTGTCATACCTGACAGGTGTGACAGGCAGACAAATACCTCACGCTGACAGTCTGACAGCTTTGTCAGGATCACATCTACAAGCTCGAATGCAAGACCAATACCCACATTCTCAAGGAACTTCGATGTGTCCTCATCATCCTCATCACCAGCAAGTTTCTCACGTTCCTTCGCAATGAGCTCTTTGAACCCATTGCCGCTGAATGAATCTTTGAAGTCCTTTACCCCCAGCTTGCTGAACAGTTTCAGGAATGCAGCTATATCTGTAGCCTTTGGATTTCTAAGTGTATATGGCTTGATCTCCTGCACATCTTCTGTTGCCTCGGCATCTTCTACTACTTCGGTATTCTCTACTACATCTTTATTCTTTTTTATCTCGGTTGTTCCCATGATTATCTCTCCTTTTCTATGTCAATTAGTCTGTTACTTCTGTACTGGAATCTATAGACTGCTGAACCTGCTCCGTTGTCGTGCCGGTAGGCAAATAGATGTGGTATGGCAATGTATCAGCTGCCGGTGACAGATCCGCATAGCACTCAACAGTCAGCGCAAATGTGCCATTCTCTTTGTTCTTGCCCTCTATCTCAAGGCCTGATGTACAGAGCGCATTGTCAAAGATCACAATAACAGGACGACCATCTAAGAATCTTCCAATATATCCGAAGTTCTCAATGTAATCATCCTTTTCAATTCTTGCCTTGGATTCGATCACATCGTATCCTTCCGCTGTTGATGTGCCATTCTGTCCAATAATAGCCATCTTGATCGTCTCAGGCGACAGCTCCACCATGTTAGTATCCATCTGTGCTGTCTCGCCTATCTTAACTGCCAACTCCTTAACCTTAACTGATGCACCATCGACCTCTATATCCTTGAGCTCAGGCTTGATTGACAGCTTTGTACCGCCGGATGTTGCACCGATCAAAGACTCAGCAAAGTTCCATGTCTTTTTTGATGCGTCATACCTGAGCCCTTTGTGAATCGTTCCGGCACCAAACACAATGTTCTTCGGTGTCTTGTCTGTGATACCGGATGACTTAAACTCTTCATAAGTTAATGTATCTGCCATGATATAATCACCTTCCATTCTTATATTCTTTAATAGTCAAATTGATCTGTATACGTTTGAGGTCTGCATCCCCTGTTGGAATCGGTGACGCATTCCCATAAAAAACGGCAACCCCCGCACCACTTGCAAGAATTGCCGTCCGTTCAATATTCTGTTCTATCTTCTGCTTGTACTTCTCCAGGCTGAACCACGAGCCTCTTGTGAATCCATCTATGATGAATGTTATTTCCTGACATCCATCTTCCTCAGGAGTATCCCCCTCGGAGTATTCACCAACAAAATATGCCTCCGGCGGGTCATCCTGCCACTCCATGAATGCATATGGTATCTCTAGTTCATCTGTTAGTACGCTGTTGATATATGATAATGTCTCGCCTGTCATGCCATCACCGCCTTACTCTCTGAATGTCTGATTGAGAATAGAACCAAGTCGCCTGATAATCTTGCCCTTTGTCTTGTCGAAGGCTTTCTGTAAAGGTCTGAGAGGTTTTTTACCATGAGTTGTGTGCCAGTCACCACGCTCATCCTTATAAACCCACGGCTTTTTGCGTCCATTGCCCTTCAGAGCGTATTCACCTGTGCCGTATTCTTCCCAGATAGCATTTTCAAGAGGATTACCAATAACCGCCTCGCCCTTATCTTCATCGACATAGTGAGTCCATTCGCCTTTGGTGTGACCTGTATCAACTCTTGTCTGTGCTATCTTGGTCTGAGCCTCAACCTCTACAGCAACTTCATACAGGAATGCACCAATAGCATCATTCAGAGCTGCCTCAACCTTTATTCTGTTGTCTGTGAACTCCACATTTCCCATTACTGCCCTCCTGTATACTTCAGATATATCTCAAGCTGCTCATGCATCCCCATCGGATCATCTATCAGCATGATGTCATATACCTGACCATTAACCACCATACGGCTGTTCTCAGCCTTGATCATGTCACTGAGACGTTTATAATCAGCTATGAACATGTGCGTTGATTCCTGCACCTTGGCATTATATGTTGTGTACTTACTGTCACCGCCTGAGAGGTCTAGCCAGCCGGTCAAGGTATCTTCTGACACCCATGCAGCTTCCTGTTCACCTATCTCGTTTCTGGTTATGCTCTTGACCTGTATATCTGCAACTGCATTTCCGCCTATTCCTCTCATGTTCAAAACCTCGCTTTCATGTATGGCTTTAAAAAGCCAAGCAGTGACTTTGGATATCCCATGATGGAATTATCACCATCCATGTTGAAATAGGTCACAGAGTGCCTGCTGATGGTCTCAGACTGCACACCAACCTTATCCCTGTTGTTCAGGTCCCATGAAAGCATGTTTGCTACTCCCAACTTGATATCCATCGGATATACTATCTTTGTCACCATGGCGACCGGTTCGCTTACAAGCTCCTCATTCACTTCTATGTGTCCATTGTCCATATCCACAGCTTTGATGGTGTACAAGCCATCGTTGTAGCGTGACTCTGACACCTGTATAGTGTCGCCAACCTTGAACAGCTCAGATGCATACTGAAAGCCTGTCACAGCGTCCACAGGAGCCACAAACCGCCTGTTCCTGTCCTGAAAGTTATTGTTTGTGTACTTCCGGATCAACAGCTCCAGTGCCTGAAGCTTAGCCTCAAGCACTGAATCTTTCTCCTCGGTGTCTACATACTTTTTCAACTCTTCGACAGTCATGATCATATGACCACCGCCTTACTTCTTAGGGATAACAGTATATCCGTCATGCTCCATGAACCAATCTGCCATACGCTTTGATGTGATCTCTGCCTTTCCGTTTGCGAACTGGACACCACCAGCGCCTATTCCACAGTAAGCAGCGTTATTATTAACAGATACTGTCCAGCCTGTAGGCTCACTCTTTGTCTTTGGCTCTGCCACTACAGGCTCAATAACTTCACTTGCCTGATCTGCTGTCTTCGTTTCCTTTGTTGCCATATTCAATCACCCATCCTTCCTTATGCAATCTTGATATTTCTGAGTACACCTGCATGCTGTGTATTCTTGAGGACTGTAGCTGCGATCATCTCAACCTCGGCATCCTTGACTGTACCAGGCTCGTTGAAGTTTGGAAGATACTGATCGATTACAGAACCGCCGTTCAGACTGATTCCGTGGAATCCATCGTTTACGTCAAACTTGACTGCATAGACGTCTGTAAGACCTGTTGTTGCCGAACTCTCCTTTGCGATGGTTCTTGAAAGTCCCTTCTTGACAACATGGCCAGCAGTTGCAGATCCGCCACTTACAGTGTAATAGTCCTGCATATCAACAAGCTTGACACCATCAATAGTAGTGACACGCTTTCCGAATGCTTCCTCACTCTCTGTCTTGTATCCAAGGATACGAGCCACTGTCTGAATCTTGGTGATCATCTCTGTGTTAGTGAGCACCGCATCAGCATCTGTGGTCTTGACAAGAAGGCTCAGTGCCTCATAGAACTCATCAGCATTAGACTTGATTGCTGTGATAGATGACAGATCAATAGCCTTGTCTGTGCCGTATTCTGTCGTGGTTCCTGCAAGCATGGAATCAAGTCCCTGGAACTCAGGGTGATCAGTTGATGCTGTTGTAGTTGCGTCTCCATTGATCAATGTGTAATGGAAGAGGTTCACCACTGCCTTGATATGCTCCTCTATCTGATATGCCATGTTGTCAAAGTTACCGGCTACTCTGTTGAGCACTCTGTCCATCTGGACAGCTCCGCCCATGATTGCAAGATTAGCCTCGCACTCCTGCTTAGTAGCCGCTGATGCAGTGTAAGAGCCACCTATCTTTCTGAACTCTGCTGTTGCTGGAAGTACCTTTCTGAGATACTTGTACTTCATTGTTGAGCCACCACCTGATGCTGATACACAGTCATCAAATGTGAGCATCTGAAGTATTGTTGACTGTCTGAGGAAGATATCCACGATCTGTGAGAATACCTTATCACTCATACCCTTCTTGATTTCCTCTAATGTCATTGCCATAGTTTTCACCATTCCTTTCTACTTATTACTGGGTATTGTTCCCTTCATATTTCTGTCTCAATGCCTCTGCCAGGTCCTTAGGTTCTGCATTCGTATTGCCCTGATTCCCATCTGGCAGCTTATTCTCAATGATGTTCCTCTTGCCATCATCTGAGCCGGATGAAGCTGTGAACTGAGCCGGGAACTGTGTCTTTAAGTCTGTGAGCATGTTATCCCATCCCTTTATGTGGCCTTCATCATCAAGCTTAAGCTCCTCATTCTTCTCCTTGAGGGCTGTCTTGATCTTATAGGTCATATAATCAGTATCAACCGCATGAGCCTCAAGCAGAGCCACCTTGATAGCTGAGTTGACCTTAGTCTCCTCAAGCTCTTTCTGGAGTCTTGCATTCTCAGTCTCGTAAGTTGATATCTTCTGCTGCATGCCCTCATCACCCTTAGAGGCCTTCTTAAGCTCCTCTATGAGCTTATTTGCATTGCCAATCTCCGTGTCTTTGCCGGTGATCAGTCCGTTGAGCTTCTCAAGTTCTGAATCATACTTCTCCTTGCTGACGTACTTGCCCTCGGACAGATCTGTGTATCTTACATGCTTGAGCTTATCTGTCTCTGTGCTGTTCTTCTCGTCAATCTTCGCCTGTACCTGCTTATACAGGTCATCTCCTAACAGTTCCTTTAATTCCATTGTTCCATCCTTTCTGGCTTTAAACGTAGCCACACATGGCAGTTATCACTCTTGCCGGAGTTATTTATCGGTCACAGTTTTATCGCCTTAAGCCGATTTTGGGCATAAAAAAAGACCATGTTTTTATCATGGTCTGAATTAGCTAAATATTATGTTTTAATTATTTATTTTAAATATCCATTCTCATACAAAAAAACGTTTTCTTCAACTGTCAAAGCTGAAAAAGGGTTAACCCAAGAATCATCCTCTGTTTCAAAATCAGGTGTTTTAAATTCCGATGGAATAAAGCCGAGTTTATCGCATATTCTCTGATATTCTATCTCTTTATCCATCACAGCACCTCCATTTTTACTCCAGCATCTTCAAATATGCTTCTTACATTGTCATTATACCCCTTTATCTCTAATTGAGCAAGTGCAGATGACGCTATTGGCGCATTAAATTTCTCTTTATCCACTGAATATTTATATATCTTCCCGTCATGGCATGCGACTAGTCCAAATTTATAAGCACGTTTTTGGCAAACCATTAAATCTGCCAAGCTTGGCACGCCACTTCCCGGGTGATTATGGATTGCTATGATTGTATTTGGCCTGCTGTTGGCTAACATTTCCATCATTGCCTTATTTGGCTTTGCTGTACTTTCCTCATGATATTCCTTATTTATTTTAGATTTTCCAGTCATATAGTCAACAAATGCAATATCCTCGTATCTTGTTCCCGAACGATGAGTTAACATTTCTTTTGATCGCTGCCATGCGATTCTATTAACCCTATCACTATCTGATATTTGATTGAATTTTCTTCTGTAATCCGGAGATTCTATTATTTTTTTATGAATAACTGTATCTTTATAAATATATTTTGGTTTACTTTGTTCTTTTTCATGCTCAATCTCACACGACACCTTAAAATACTTCGTCTGGTACTCTTCAAAATCCTTTGTCTTATCCAACCCGAAGTATTCCGCTCGCTCCCTCAGTGTCTCAAGTTCTTCATCATCCAGCGCCCATCTGGCACGCTGTAAGAGACAGCAACGACAGTTACAGTCTTCCGCCGGATCTCCAAACATTCCAGGAGCCTTAATCTTACGACCACCAACCTCAAAGGGCTCATCGACTTCCCGGATCTGTCCATCAAGCATCTGATGATGTTCTCTCGTTGCTCCGTCAAGAGTGGCATCCCACTGTTTCAATACATCTGCCCCTTTGCTTTTTGCAATATACATAGCGTCCAGCGCTGACTGTACCTGTATACGATGCCCTTCAGTCCTCGCAATGCGGATAGAGTTGTTATAAGCCTTCTGAAATGGAGTATTTGCCATGTGTCTTGAGAGCTTACCAGCCACCTCATTCCACGTTGAGCCATTTGCAATGCCTCTTGATACCTCTGCTCTGACCGCTTTCTTGAGGTATGTCACATCCTCGCCCATTTTGTCGTAGAGCGACTTACTGAGCTTGCTGTCCGTCTGAATAGCTCTCACAACTGCCGCCTGATCTATCGGCATGATGATTGGGATGCCTGTCTTTTGCAGGTCATACATGACACCTGTGTATCCGTCTCTATAGCACTTCGTCAGGTAGTCAGACACAGTTGCATATGAGTTAGACTGCAGGTTACTCAGAACACCCTCAAGCTGCGCTTTCAAAGCCTCCTGATACTGTTTCTGATAGATGATGCTCTGCAGATTCTCCATGTCGGTTCGCTCTGAGAGTTCCCTTATCTTCTGTTCACAGTCTTTCAGAGCCTGCGTGTATACCGCCTTGAGCTCCCTAATGGTCTGCTTTTCTCTATTTAGTTGTGCCTGTGTTACCTGTTTTTGTGCGTTGTTCATCATTTTATCCCATTAAAAAACAAGGTTAGATTTTAACCTTGTTTTGTGTCTACTGTACGCAAATGTCCATCGTGAATGAGTGCTTTTCGCCCGGCTGAATTGTCACAGGATCAATTACTTCACGAGCCAACATCAATGTACCAAAATTAACCTGATATGCATATAGACCAATTTCAGATATAGTTAATGGTGCACTACCCATGTTTTTAATAACTCTGGTAATGGTTACAATCGAACTTGAAAAACTAAAAGGGATATCTTTAGTCTGTGTAACGACTTCATAATCCTCAGTTAATGCCTCTAGTGCTGTATCTGTACTTTTAGGTGGCGTTGATCCTGTACCTAGTACCAAAGCAATTCCTGTGGATGAACTGTTTTCTTTTTTTAATTTCAATGAGTTCCCGCTTAGCATGTTTTTAAGCCAAGAGTAACCTACAGATGCAACACTGTTATCTACATATTTACATACACCATAGTTGATAGAGTTACCCTGGCAATTAAGACTAATAAGTCCTGCAAAATTATTTGTAAGCATATGTTTTTCCCTCCTAGTTCAATGATGTATCTATCTTATGTGTTACTCGACATCGCACAATCTCAGACGGCATTGTAGTATTCAACACCTGTGTATTCGATGTGCCTGTCTGTATCTTCTCCGCATTCTCAAACATCTCGTCGAATGTCAAACTGCTTGCGGTCTCAACTCCCTTGTCAGTGATGATCTCCGCAAGCCTTTCCTTGACATCACTGCCACGTTTTTTTACTGCGTCCAACTCCTTGTAAAGCTGTCCTGCAAGATCTGTCATATACCGCTCTTCAATCTCACTCTCAACTGCTTCACAGCCCTCAAGAACCTTCATTCTTGTGAGCTTGGTGTTGATCTCGTTGATGATGTTACCCTCACTATCAAGCTTCTTGAAGCATACAGTGAAGCCGACATTGCCCGGCACTGTACATGCAGTAGCACCAACAAGCCAATCAAAGGTTATAATGCTTGCATCATCAGAGAGTGTATAATTCTCTATAAAATACACATCTTTCTGCTCTTCTTCATTCACATAGTTGATTGATATCTGATATTCAGTGAGATCTATGCCCTTATACGTTGCCGGCACTTCAAATGTCAGCCGGTTTACATCTTTGTCATGATATACACCGATGACCTCGCCAGCCGGCATCTTCACCGCTCTTGTATCTAAATCTATCTTGTATCTTTTATTTTCCATCTGCTCCACCTCCGTTCTCGACATCTGTATTGATGTTATCAAGCACCTTCTGAGCCTCTTCCGTGTTCTCCTCCTCATTCTTAGGCAGCTTGTCCTTGATCTCCTCATAATCAATATCAAGCCAATCACAGATAGCTTTGATAATAGTCTCATCATTAAGTATGCTTGCAACATTAAGTATTGTATTGATCTCTGTCTGCCTTACCTGAGCCTCTGTAAGTTCTATTTGTGCATTTTCCTGTGCATTGCTCATAATCTCATGAGCGAACTCAAAATAAACATCCTCGGCCTTATATGCCTTGTTCTCAGCCTTATTTATCTCGTCAACAACTATCTCTACTATCTTCCTCAAGAACTTTCTAAGAGCTTTCTCTATCTTTTTTGCCTTAAGGTCAAGGAGAGAATAAGCCGCCTTGATAGCTATATTCGTAGTGGCTGATGTATCCTTGAGACCGGCGGTGTTCAACCCCATGCCGAACCTGTATATATTCTTTTCATCAAGCTCCAGTTTTGCCTGTCTTGCCTGGTATGGAACGTCAACAGTCTTGACATCTACGTCACCATCCTCACCTACACCTATGATCTTCTTTGTTTTGAGGTTTGTCTGAAGCTCATTCAGGTTGTCTCCCTCAAAGCCTTTGATAGCATATAGTGGGGAATCAAAGTCTATGAGGTTGTTTGACAGGCTGGAAGCCATCAGATCATAGTCATCTATGAGTGGCTTTACAGGCTTGAGGCTTGAGAACTGCTTCTTGTTGTTATCCAGCCGGAAGAATGGAATATAGCCAAATCCATCAAAGTAGGTGGCCTTATCTCCATTACTCTTTGTATAAAGTACATGAGGCTTTGGGTTGATTGGTTCAGTATCGTCTAATACCACCGCCCCATTATTAACCTGGACATAATAATATGTCTGCTTATCATCCCAGACCTGTATTCTCTCAATAGTCTTGTGTCCTTTGTCTATCCTGTCCGTATAGTGGTAAATCGTGTATGCACAGCCATCATCTGTGTCCTTAGCTCTTACCTCAATAGCTCCTATACTGTCAGCATTTGCAAATGACATCATATCCTTGGCATTCTTGTATGCGTACATATACGTAAAGCCTTTGACCTGCATATCTGTGATAGCGTCAGAAAGCTCAGACATGAACTCATCATTGTTGTTGAAATACTTGTCCATGTGTTTCTGCAGTTCAGTGTCGTTGGACTTTACAATGCCATCCCCTGATAGGATGTACTGGGTGCACTGGTCAACCAGCTCTGTGAAGAATGGATGTGGTATCTTCACGTTGCTTCTGGTCTTGTCCTCTACCAGTTCGCCGTCCGCATTGTAATAGAACAATCTATACTTCTTTATGTCATGATCGCCGTCATAGTATCTTTCGCCTGTCCGGGCGAACTGCTTTTTTTCTGATGTGCGGTCACTGTCTATCAATTCTTTTATCTCGTCAGGGGTTAGCATTTTTTCACCTCTCTATACCAGCCATGTTCCCTTAGGCTTATCATTCTCATATACACCAGTCAGCGCATCCGGAGCATCATCATGAGCATTCTTACCCTCTTTCTGATACTTCCTTATTGCTTCCGCAAAATCTGGCCATCTGTCTTCCCAATTCACAGGGAAGAGAACGTTCTGCATTACTCCTGTGCTGTTTGACAGGATCCTTGATGTCTTATTCTTTGACTGAAAGAACCACTGTATCTTAGTATGGGTATTCCCCAGAGCTTTTAGTTCTCTTATAACGTTTCTGCTGAATCCTCGACCGCCATTATTGCTCTCTATTAAAGCATTACCAACGTTATTATTTGTCAGCATCTGAGCTGTTGCCGGTTCAGTAACTTCCATTGGCTCTTTTGTGTATAAAACGTCAAGTATGTAATATGTACTCTCATACATGCCATAGCAAATAGAACACAGGTAATCACTACCTGTGTCTGCTGTATCTGTATAATTCAATATATATTTGAACAGGTTATTACCCTTGCTATCCCTCGGAATATCCGTATATGTCTTGATATGACTGTATAGTCTGCCCTTGACATCTATAGGCTCCTGCTGGTAATTTGCAAGGACTATATCCTTGTTCATATTCTTGGTCTTTATCTTGTAATCCTTATATGACAGGATAGCCTCACAGAGCATTGTCCCATCGTCTTGTACTGCCTTGTAATTGATATGAACTACATTGTCATAGTTGGCAAGTACATATCCGGCAAGATCTTTTGTTGACCATCTTGTCATAATTATGATGATTTTAAAATCATTCTCTGTTCTGGAGAGCATTGTATTGTTGAACCAGTCAATCTGCTTCTGCAATACTGATTCATTGTAGGCTTCCTCACTGTTCTTGATAAGATCATCTATTATCATGATATTACAGCCAAATCCTGTTGCTGTACCTGTCGGAGAAGTTGCAAGGTAATTGGCCTGTTGACTGCCATCAAGACTCCATTTTTGTGCTGCAGCCTCACCATACTTTATCTTTGTGCCAGGGAATATATCTCCATATGTCAGAATGCCCTCTGTAGGCTTTTCTGCTATAACATCCCTGACAGCCTTTGCAAATGTTCCTGACAGGGTCTCATTATATGATCCTGTCATAACCTTTTTGTCTATACCATATTTACCAAATAACCACTGAACAAATTTAGTAGCTGTTCGTGATTTTCCGTGTCTTGGTGGCATATTCACCACCATTATCTGTTGCTCTGCTTCTTCTACGAACCACTGCAGCTTATCCGCAAGATCATGCAAGAACACTCTGTCGTTACTATAGAAGTCAGGAGAGGTCAGCTTGCAATACTGCCAGAACTCTCTCCTTGATAGCTCTATTTTTAGCTGTTGCTGTAATAAAGGGTCATGTCTATCAAACGTCATCAATAAGTTTCTTCAATTCTTCGGTTGTAAGCCCCTCAAATACATTCGGTGTGGTATTCTTCACTTCCACCTTTTCTGTGAACATACCTAAATGCTTACCCAGGAGCTCCAATGCCTGTATCTTGCTGTAAGGCTTTATTTCAAAGCCGTCTCGACCCTTTTTTATAACTGCAATAGCTTTCTTCTGATCTTCTGTAAGTTCATCCGTCAGGATAGGCTCTACTGTCCTGTATTTCACCTGATTACCGTCCTCGTCAAGTACCGGGACCATATTCCCATCAACTTCTACCATGGCATCCTTTTCAACTACTCTTGCATAGTCAGATGCCTTTGCAAATGCGATAAGTGCAAGCTCATGTAATACGCTATCCTGAGTTATTTCTGTGCGTTCTTCACGCTTCTTCTGTAGTTCAGATATATGGTTTTGAACTGAAGTTTTCTGAAGTAGTTGATACGCTAATTGTTCAGCTGTTTTCGGTGAATACCCTGCCCTTATAGCTGCCTGTGTGGCATTAAGGTCAATCAAGTATTCATCACAGAATCTCTGCTGTTTAGCTGTCAGTTTTGCCATAATGTCACACCTTCTTTCTGTTACTTTCTCACTCTCTTCGGAATCACAATCTTGTATAACGGCTTACACACACTTATTACCTCTCCACCCAGCTTTATAGTTGGCTGAAATTTGTATATCTTAGTGCACCTAACCATCACTTTTATCATGGCTATCGGTAAAGCCAATCTACCCAGTATTGGATGTATGTATTCAAAACTATATTCAGGCCTCACGACCTCAAACCTTTTAATCTTACTCATATCTCACACCTCAAACAAAATAGCCCAGTGGGGGAGAGATCAGCGTTCACTTTTCACAAGGGGAGGTACAACCACTGGGCATAAGAAAAGGGACACGACCGAAATGGCAAACAGTCATGTCCCTTATGAATCAATATAATTTTACCATACTAGTATACCACGTTTGCTAGGTGCTATGTGGTGCTAAATGGTGCTATTTGGTGCTGAGTTTTCCAAGACCTTAATTCTAAATGCCTCAAGTGCAAAACCATGTATATGTTTTGTCCTGCCATATGAATACTTCATTTCAACCGCTATATCTTTTAGTGTCTTGTACTCTATGTATTTCTTGAACAGGATCTCCATGTACGTTATGTCATCAAGCATATGTATCTGTCCTATGACCTTATGCTTGAGCTCCGTGAACCGCTCTATGTCCTCATGAATCTCTTTCTCAAGGTCAACATACTTTGCCACCTTATTGCTCATAGAATCAGCCTTGGCGCTTGTCTGCACCTTTTCTGCCGAATAATCAAATGCCCCGGTACAGGTTGCATCTTCCTTGAGTCCTGCAAGTTCTATCTTCTTCTGTTTGATCTTCACGTCAAGCAGCTCCACCTGTTTCAAATACTCTTTTGCTTTCACCGCCTCACCTCCTACTTGTTCTCCCGGATGGTGAAATCCAAGCCTGTTTCTTCCTTTAGTGTCTGTATCAGATCATCCCAGATAATTTCTTCATCACACAGCGCATCAGTCTTTAAATTAAATCTTTCGCAGAATCTCTCAAGCCTCTTCTGTCCAAAATCAAATTCATCTCGAAGTACCATGCAACTCATTATCAAAATACAATCTATTGTATTCAGTTTGATTTTATACACAGCTTCGTCAAGCTGCTTCTGGTTGACCTCAAGCGGAACAAACATGGCTCCTCTGGTCTTTAGTTCTTTCTCTGCTGCTTCCATGCCCTGTGTCTTGATGACATTCATCAGCCATGCAGCCCCCGCCATTCTTGCTTCGTGTAGCTTTCTATCTGATTTTGCCACCCTGCTCACTCCTTCCGCATGAATCTGTTCATCAAATGGTTGTCTGGATCCATCTTCATTCTGAATCCTATCTGTCCTTTATTCTCTATCACTCCCGGATCATTGAGCTCTGCACCGTCAAGAAAGCTTCGGAGCTTCTTCATGCAGTCCGAACATAAATCCATTGTCTCTACTGTATCATCGAACACATCAACTATCCTTGCCCTTATCGGCGCTCCGTGTTCAAACGGCAGATCATAGAACCCGCCGCATCTATCGCATTTGCCTGCGTATGCCATTCTATACACTCTCCTTCCTTGATTCATAAGGTTTTGGCAACTTTCTCCAGGCTACTACCTTATCTGTAATCTTTGAGTATTCGTAATTATCACAATAATCATGCACTTCATACCAGCCCTGTGGGATCCACCAAGAAATACCATCTTCTGTATACTCCCACCCATCTAAGATATCATCATCCACGTTCCATTCTAAATCTTCCAACGAACAATTGTGATGTAGGATATATACCGCCTTAACAACTCGACTGTATATTTCACCTGTTATTATTGAGGCTTTTTCTATCGTTACAAGAACCTCATCCGAAGTAGTTCCCTTTTCACATTTGGGAACTGTGTCTATATTCCATTTGGCCATTATGTATCACTCTCCTTTATCAATTCCGGATTATCAAATATGTTGCCAATCACTTCAACTCGATTTCCGTTTTGAACATATTTCCATAAATCATCATTCAAAGACCCACTTCCACTCTTTCCCATTCCGATAGCAAAAGTTATCCTAAAATCTTTATAAAATACTTTTCCAAGTCTTTTCTTTGTATCTTTGTTCGGGAATGAACAATCATCATTATCTCGTTGGAACAAAATAATGTCACCTTCCCAAATCAGCTTGCCGTTCTTATCTTTCAAGCCTGTGCACTGACAGATAGTATCTGGTCGCACTTCAAATGCAAATGGTGCCCCTGCTTTATTGCTGATATACCATTTATTTTTCTTACAATGTAAAAATCCGCTTACCCATTTCTCATTGCAGGTTTTTGCCTTGGATAAATGCCTATATTTCACAATCTTCACTCTCCTTCTCATCAATAACTAAGTCCGAAAACTCTGATTCAATCAATTCTTCTGGACTTGAATAGGTACCTTCTGCATAAGGTTGCACGTAATAAACCGTATCCTCACTGCATTCACCATCCTGCTTTAATTCCAAATACAGATCATATAAATCACCATCATAATAATCATCCTCTAAAGACATGTCTTCTTCGCTATAATGTTTGCCTTTATATTCATATACTTTCATCCGTTTCTCCTATCTTCTCAGCCTTGCCACGGCCGCGTTCCATTCGTTTATAAAGTTCAATACCCAAGTAGCTGGGTATGTGCTTACAGCATACTGTTTTGAAATTGTAACTGCTCTTGCCCAGTTCGGATCCTGTTTGATCTCATTTGGAATCTGTGCCATCCTTACACCTCCACTTCATCGTCTGCCGGAAAGTGGAACACCTTTGGTGGCAGGAAGCAGAACGCCTGCTGATAGCCACTACCCTTTAGGATTCCATGGCCACCATTATACGATATGTAACTTCCATACACCTTCGTCATATCTTCCAGTACCTTTTCTGCCTTTTCCATAGAACTATATTCAGCCATAATTGTGGATTTTTCTGAATTGTTATCACAACTGTATATTATTCTTGTTCCTTCACTCTTATAATGCATAGTGATAGTTCCGTTTTCATACTCAACATCTACATATCCCCAGCCTTTCTGACTAATTAACCTCATCACTCCTCAACCTTCCTTTCCGCCTCAAGCCATCTGCGGGTACACTCACAACAATGCCCTGTGCATTTATTGCCATCAAACCCTATCTCATTTGGACACATGATTATCGGCGCAAGATCCGCATCACCAAGCGACCTGATGTAGTCGCCGTTGGTCATCGGCTCATAGTTGTCAACTGCATTCTTGGTGCAGTGTGCGCATGGTTCCTGTGACTCGTCTCTATATTTGTATTTGCAAGTTTTGCAATTCTCTATTCTCTCTGGTGTTATTTCCATCGTATTTCCCCCTTCCTGATCATCTCTCTTATGTCTGTGTTGCTGAAGCTCTCCTTGTAGCCCTTTCCACTCTGCATCAGTACATGGTGCTCATATACCTTGATGATTGTCCAGCGCTTCCAAACTCTCACCGGGACATTCTCCTCTTTTCCGTTCTTTGTGAGGATCTTCACCACCCGCCCAGGTCGGCAGATGGTGTTAAATGTTGCATCTATCTCAAATTCTGTCATGTGTTCTCCTTTCTACTCGGCTTTAATTTGTATTTTTGACCAGTCAACTGTTTGCAGTATGTTCCACAATCTCTCTTCCCGTGATCTCCATGCAGTCTCAGCATATGTGTGTGCTTCTGCGCCATAATGATAATCATTTGACTTCAAATGTTGCACAGCAGCCTCATGTGTGAAGAAAATACCAGAATCCACCGGATATTCTTCATAGTAGCTCACGCTGATATCCAATTCATAAAGCGCATCTTCAAGATCTTCAATGCTATATGCATCATCCATGGCATCTTTTAACTCTTCTGTCCACTTACCTGCATCCTTCAAGCTCTGGATAATCATACTTTTTTGCTCTTCGTCTCTTCTTAAACAGTGCATTTCTCCTTCATATATGACCTCACACGCATTTTCGTCATACAAACAAACACCATCTGGATTATTCAATTCATCTCCATATATTCTTCTATAGTCGCGTATTACCCAATAGCGTGGGTCAGCCTGACATAAATGATCTTGTGTATTCATCTCTCTCTGAAGGTTGACCAAAAAATCTATATCATCTTTAAGTAGCTGACGTTTTTCGGTCGTATCTTCATGTCGTTTCGTTTTCCAAAATTTCGCCATATTAAAAGCCTCCTCTATACAAAACACAACTGTCCGTTCTCTTCTTCGCCTATCCTCATGTTTGGCATCCTCTTCCTTACACACAGCTCCGGAAGATTTGATTTCACCATCGCCGCCGGTATAGGTGGACAGACTGCATTTCCACATCTCTTAACCTGTTCACTTCTTGAATATGTCTTACCTGTGCTGTCATGATCTATGATGTAATCATCTGGGAACCCCTGGCATCCATATAGCTCCTTTGGCTCAAGCATTCTGAGACCAATATCCACGATCTGATACTCAACACCTTGGATTGTTACAAGACCGAACCGGTCTCTTGATGTCACTGTGTCAAGCGGCTGTTCTATATCCTGCCCTGTACCCTCTCCGTAGTATTTAATCAAGAATGCTCTGACCTCTCCAAAATGTCCGGCTGATGTTGTCACTGTATGCAGCGGTTCTCTCTCATCCTGTCCTATCCCTGTCTTGTAAAACTTGCTGAGGAACGAAGTCACAAGGCCATATCTGTTTGAACTGTCCACTGTCATGATCGGATTCTCTATGCCTTGACCTCTTACCTCATCTGAATTGGTCTCCGAATGGTATTGGATAAGTGTAGGGCTTATGAGACATTGCTGATTCCCTGTGGTAATCGTATGTATCGGTTCTCTGCAATTTCCACCGGGATGATTGGTTGTATTTGTTCCCATATAAGGCGCAAGCCTCGGTTCTACAACTCCATATCCGTGCTTGCCTGTGATTGTCGGCATTGGATCTCTTATGTCCTGTGGCTTTCTCTCACCGCCGTGATTGCACTGAATTATAAACGGCTCCGGATTATCCAGAACGAACTTCTTCAGCCCTCTTGCAATCCTCTGCATAGTCTTTGGTGCAAGCGGTCTCACTGCCCGGATACCATACTTCTCTTTGATCTGCTCTGATGTATCAAAGATACTCGGACATGGCAGGCTGAAATCAAGCTGTGTATATGCCCCAACATAAGGCTTGAGCCGTCCCTCCTTGACCTCTTTGCTGTCTGCCGGTGCATGTGTAGGCTTTGGCCACATGATAGGTACACCATCACACCTTGCGATCATAAAGAACCTTTTTCTTTTAGTCGGTGCTCCGTAGTCTGCCGCCACGAGCTCTCTGAACTGTACCTCATACCCCAGCTCATTGAGCTGCTTTACAAATTGCCTGAATGTATCTCCTTGCTTTGCCCTTATCGGATGATGTCCTCTGTTGAGCGGTCCCCATGTCTTGAACTCTTCGACATTCTCAAGCATAATCACTCTCGGTCTCACAAGTGCCGCCCATCTGCATGCTACCCATGCAAGGCCTCTGATGTTCTTATCCTTTGGTTTTCCACCCTTGGCCTTACTGAAATGCTTGCAGTCTGGAGAGAACCAGGCAAGGGCTACCGGATGCCCCTCACAGGCTTTCACAGGGTCAACCGCCCACACGTTCTCACAATAGTGCTTTGTGTTTGGATGATTGACCTTATGCATCCTGATAGCTTCCGGGTCATGGTTGATTGCTATATCAACGCTGTATCCTGTAGCCATCTCAATTCCTGTTGATGCTCCACCACCTCCAGCGAAGTTATCAACGATAAGCTCTCCGTTTATCACTCGTCGCCCACCTCCAGAAAGTCAAACAACGTCGGTGAGTCAACCTCATTCTCCTCGGACTGCAGATAGCCAACACCATCTCTGAAGTAATCCGGATTGAGCTCACATCCCTTGCCAAATCTGTGCATCTTCACCGCCATCATTGGTACTGTCATAAGACCGCCGAACGGATCATATACCACATCGCCCGGATTGCTGTACCTGTTGATAATCCTCTCAACAATATCAAGCTGCAGCGGGCACACGTGCATCGTTGCCCTTCGTCTGCTCTGTGTCGTGTTGAGTGTCCTCATCCTGTTGATGTCGTCCCATACCTCAAGCTGATTCCAAGATCCCGGAGCTACCACCATGAATGTAGCTGGAAGTCTGCCGTCAGTATCAAGATACTTTGCAAGTGCCACATGCTCCTCATAGTTGTATACGTGCTCTCTGCTGTACTGTCTGTACACTCTCTGTAAGTTATCCACAGATACACCCTCAAGCTCCTCTTTGCTTATCAGCCTGTCTCCTGAACTTCTCCAGTATCCGTGAGCATCTATCTGCCACTGTGCCCTTGTGTATTCGTCCTTGGACTTTGTGACAGGTTCATCAGCGTATGCCTTGCTGTGGTCCGTTGGCAGCTTACGGAACAGCAGAATGTATTCCGGACATCCCACACCCATCTTGGTGCCGTCCTTGCACTGCTCAGTCCATCCAAGGCGATACGTCTGGTTATTTTCTCTTACAACATCCGTAACCACTGTTATCATTCCAAAATACTGGAAGCCATGACGCATATAGTGTTCTATGCAGTCAGCGTGGAATGGCTCAATAGTCGGCATGCCTGTGCCTGTTGCATTTCCAAACAGCACTCTATCCTTAACGTGGATGGCCGCCACTCTTCCCGGCTTCAGCACCCTCAAAAGCTCCGGTGTCAGGAAGTCCATCTGGTCAAAGAACCTCTCTGTATCCTGATTGTGTCCGAAATCGTAATAATTTGCGCTGTACTCGTAGTGATTGCCGAACGGTATCGACGTATGTATCAAATCAACGCTGTTGCTCTCCATTGCCCTTGTCTCTTCCACACAGTCGCCATACACAGCCTCATAATGCTTGCCTCTTACCGTTCTCTCTTCTCTTGTACCTTCCACACCCATCTTCCTTTCCAATCTCTCCGTCTTGTTTGCCGAATCAAGGCCATATTTCTTCACGATCTCTATCATCTTCTTGACCATGTGATTATGATTCTTCCATTTCTCGATCAGTGCGTCCTTGATCTCCCGCTCATTCTCCATGTAGATGATGTCTATTACTACTGTGTCCTGCTGCAGGAACCTGTAACACCTGTGCACCGCCTGTATGAAGTCATTGAACTCATAGTCAATGCCAACAAATATCTCCCGGTGGCAGAATCGCTGGAAGTTACATCCTGAACCACTGATTGACTTCTTGGTGGCAAATAGCCTTGTCTTGCCATTGGAAAAATCTATAACTCTCTGTTCTCTGAGGTCGTAGTCCATGGATCCGTATATATCTACTGTCTCTGGCAATACTTTCTTGATTGCGTGTCTCTCTGCTTCCTGATCATGCCACAGAATAAAATGTTCCTCCGGCGAACTGTCAACTATCTCCTTCATCTTCTCAACCCTGGCATCTATGCTCTCACGCTTGATCTTTGCGGCTTCTTTAAGTCCTGTACTAGCCTGAGTGAAAAGCTCCATCTGGCCGTCCCTGTCAACTGAATCTCCGTAGTGTATTGGTATCTCGTGCCACCTCACATCCAATGGTGGAAGCACATAGCCGTCATCGGAATAATCAGGGTTGATGTCTGAAGGTTTTGTGATGAACAGCGCCCAGCTACTTACCCACAACCAGAACTCATCCTCCATGTTCGGGTACAGTGTCAGGTTATTTGCCTTTGTTGAATCCCTCTGGAAAAATCTTGTAAGTGCCTGTCCTGTGTCCATGACTTCAAGATATCCAGCATAGTGTATAAGCTCCTTGTACTTGTTCGGTGATGGTGTAGCGGTCGCTACGAGCTTGTAAGGTACATTTTTGAACTTGTCAAGGAACGTCTGGTATGTCTTAGATCCAAATGATCTAAGCACGGATGCTTCATCAAGTGAGGTTGCCGCAAAATACGATGGATCTATATCTCCGTCTCTCACTCTCTCATAGTTCGTCAGAACGATCTGACTTGTGCTTGCCTCAACCTCTTCCATGGTTCGGCAATATTCAGGTTTCTCATAGCCCAGGAGCTCTACAGCATCCCTTGTGAACTCCTGCTTAACTCCAAGCGGTAATACAATCAACGCTCTACCGCCGGTATGTTCTGCTGCAAGGTGGCAAAACTCTATTTCCTGTGCAGTCTTGCCAAGCCCAAACGACTCAAACAAGGCTCTACGTCCACCCTTCAGCGCCCATGCCACCGCATCACTCTGATGTGGCTTTAGGGCTTTATTTATGCGGCTCTTATCGACCTCAAAGCCGCTGTCAGTAGCAAGCTCTATCTTGCTCTCTAAAAACTCTCTGTATGTCATTCACTTCTCAGGAACCCGCTATAGCATTACCCCGGCCGGAGGTTCGGCTCCTTTCGTGTGTTATTTGTTTAGATCATCGGCAAGGGTCCTCACCGTTTCCTCATTTCCTCTATTTTTTCCCTAATCCTATCTGGTATCGGAACACCCTCTGACTTATCTTCCAGTACCTTAATTCTGCTTTCATTTCCTGCAGGCAAGGAACTTATCGCATGTTTCCTTAAATTGTCTATTTCAGTAGAACAGCCCTGAGCGATATTCTGAATGAGCTGCCTTACTTCGGTTGGCATTTTGGAGATTTCCTGTGCCCTTGCGACCTCTGTCCGATAGCAACGCTGAAATTGTGACATTACAACCTGCTCATTGTAATCTTCATCTAACGCCCAGACCCGAAGTTGGCTCGGAAGTCCAACTGCTTTCTGAACCACCGGAGGCAACTTTGCATATTCTTCCACCGAATTGTAGGCACTGTTCCGAATTGCTTTGCTGACCAATGCCCATGCTTCCATTTCGTTCAGCTCCTGTGGTTTGGTGATTGAGTGAATTTTATCAATCAGTTGTCCGGGAGCTGGTGCGAACCCGCTTGTATTTGTTTGCATATAGACCTTAAATGCCATGGCAATTTCATCTTTGCTGTATTCCTCTAATGCCATAGTCCACGCATTGACCGCTGCTGTTCTGCTTGGAGGGTTGTAATTTGGATATGTAGCCTGCACCATAGCAAGTAAATCTTGCACATCTTCTCTTGTCATCAACTACTCCTCCATTCATTTAAAATGTCCCGCTCACCATTTCTTGAAAATGGCTGCTGATTGTTATTTTTGCTGATCTTATCCCATAAGATCCCCTTGTAGCTGTTTCCCATTGACAGGTCGATTACATCTACCACCGCCGCATCTCCATTTTTCTGTGCCTCTTTGGATATTTTGGTTAGTAACGACTTCATGCCCTGTTCAACATAATCCTCTTTTCTGGCAACCTTATACTCAATCCATTCTCTGACTTTCTCCAAAAGAAAATCCGACATGGAATAATTCAGTATGAGCCTATCCAAAATCTGAATACTATCCTCTTTGGTCTTACGTACTCTTTTCGTTTTGGGCTCATCATTTGCCACCTGCAAGGGGGCTATAAGGGGTGTATTGTCTAATCTTGTTTCCTCTAATTTCCTTTTCTCTTCTCTACTTTCCTTTCCTTTACTCTGTGTATTTCTTCCACCATTTATCGAATTTCTTCCGTCAAAAATTGAATTTATTACCACTTTTTTATTATTTTCGGGTACAGCAATTAAAAGGTACTCTTTTTTCAGTTCAATCTTTTCTCGCTTGGACGTAGCATTCAAATATCTTTTTTGCACCCCTTCAGATGTTAAGATATTGAAATCATTAAAAAGTTGTTCTGAAAAAATGTCCCTTCTGATACAAGCTGCCACTATATCTGCTATTAAATTTTTATTGTCACTCGGTAAACCGTTCTCCGACATAAAGAGCAACAACGAGTCTGTAGTCCATTCACAGTAGTAACCAAATCCTCCATAGATTTTCTGATAGAGTTTGACAAGTACCGCAAAGCCTTTCAGTCCAAATTCAGCTTGTATCAATCTGACCTTTTCTTCCATGTGGCAATCCAATTCAAAGTAATCAAGTCCTGCTTTGGTTGGTCTGCCTGCCATTTATCATCTATACCTCCTTGATCCTTATTCCATACTTATAAAGCATCAACTTGCGCTTTATGATGTATTCCTTTGTTCTCATGCCCTTTGTATCTTCCACAACCATTTCAAATCCATCCCAGTAAACGAAGTCCGCTATGTATGAGCACTTACGCTCCAGGAGCTTTCCCGGTTTGAATCTGCCCTTGTTGGGTCCTTTTTCATATATCTCATTCGTGTGTTCTCTCTGAGCTGGTATCAGTTCAAATTCTCGTTGAAGCTGCAAGCCTGTTATCTTGCCCGCTTTCTCAAGGATCTTTAACTCTGTGTATCTGTGTGCTTCTCTTTCGCTGTCAAATGTGATGCCGTCTATTACAGCTTTCCTGTTGCCGTACTTGGCTCTTGACCTGTTTCAAGCCATCAATGCTCCTTTCCCCCTGCCGCCCTCAAATAAGAGCAACAGGGATATATGCTAAGACATTACGTTACTGTGCTTGTGATGTATTAAATGTAATGTCAATGTAACCTACTTGAAACTTCCAAACAGTGCCGCCTCGGCAGCGTTCATCTCTGGCTGTGGATTTTCTGCCGGTGCTGGCTGTGGATCCTGAACACTGTTCTGTGTATTCTGAGCATTATTCTGAGTATCCTGTGGCTCTGCCTGTGGAGCCTGTGCTTCTGGTTCATTCATCTCTGTTGCTGTGGCTTCCACATACTCATCATTGTCATTCTCAACGTATGTAGGGTGTCCCTCAGCGTCCAAGGTTGCCATGTCACCCTCAAATGCTTTCTGGAGATCTATGCTCATTACTCCCCACTTACTGATTAGCTGACGGAGCATTGTCTTGTAAGCCATTCCATCAAAATTCTTGTACCAGAATGATGAATACATCCATGAATCTCTCGGATCATAATTGCCAGCCTCATAGTCAGCATATGATACTCTCTGCTTCTCTCCGTACTTTGTCTTGACCTTTCCAGCGTCCTTGTAGAATGCCGGTGCATACTTGTCCGCATGAGCAAGCATCTGAGCCTTACTCCAATACATTGTCTTTCTGAATCCGTTCACAAGCTCAAACATTGCATAGTAGCCGATGGTCTCAGCCTCTTCACGCTTGTCCCAGTCATCAACCATGAGATTGACCTTGATATCCTCGTTGAGTGGGTCGAAGTATTCCAACTCCCCTTCCTTGATTGCGACAACATTCAGTCTCTTATACTGACCGGAACGGATCGCAAGCTGGATATATCCCTTATATCCCATCTGGAACTGAGCTTCCTTGACACCAGTCTTTGTATTGTTGAATGGAACCATATAATAGTGTCCGAGCTGTGGAGATGGTGAAAGCTGTAAGCTCTCACCAAGAAGTGCAGCTGAAAGAATCGACTGATTCGTACACTCCTGAAGTGTAGGGTTGGTGTTGTATGCTGATACAATAGCAGATATGAACCTCTGTCCATTCTTACCACCAACTACCTTGTTGATCTGATTCTTGATTGCATCTTTTGTAAGATACTCTGTAATTCCCAGATTCTGCTGTGCTTTACTTTTTGCTACCAAACTGTTATTTACTGCCATTATTTTCTACCTCCGCTATTATACTCATTAACTCTGTCCCCAGGTCTAACATATCAATACTGCTGCTATTTAACTTTGCGATCTCTACAGTCTTGTCTATAATCTGCTTTGCCGCATCTGTTCCAAAGTCTTCTTCCACGATGGCTCGTACGCCTCTTATAGCTGTCATCATTTCGACGATCAGCATGATTGTTGACCCATCCAAGTGCACCGAACCTTTATTTAATACGATCATCTTGTATACCTCCTAATGCATAATCATATCTTCTAACATCTTGTGCAGTACCTCTTTCAGAGCCTGTGGCATTTCCCTTATGTTGTCCTTGTTTATATTGGCTTTTGGCAATATCTTAAATAAAACATCATCTATGAGGTCACTCATAATCTCGTTAATGTCTCCCTCAGCTTTGGACGCTTCCATGGCTCTACTTATCAACTCTTCTGTAGCAACCTCTCCATATCTTTTAGCAAGTGACTCCCTTAAACTCTTCATTGCAAGTGCTAACTCCATTACTAGCACCGGAGTATTCCCTCTCATTGATACTGAGTCTATTTCTACTTTAATCATCTTGTTACCTCCTACTTAATCGCTCTAAATGTTATATTTCTGCTCTGGAAGAACTCTCTCAGAGCCGTTGCATCTTCTGTTGTAAGTTCTACCTCAAACTTGACTACCATCTTCTGTGGTTCCGGCTGTGACTCCTGTACTGGTGTCGGCTGTACCTCCTCTGGTGGTGTCATAGCCTTTGCCATTGCGGCTCTCTGCTCCTCGGCAACCTTTTCCTGTGCCTTGCGCTCTTCCTCAGCCTTTCGTCTTGCCTCTTCTGCTGCTTTTCGTGACTCTTCCTCAGCCTTTCTCCTTGCCTCAGCTTCTGCCTTTGCCTTGGCAATCTCTGACATCCTCTTAGCCTCTGAGATGGCCTTGTTGATGTCTAATGTCTCCTTGAATACCTCTGTAGCCTCAAATCCGAACTCCGGGAGCTGGCTGAGTGTAAGCACTCCGTTGCCGATCTCATACATCTTTGACCTCATCTGATCTTCGATACTCTTCATTGATACCGAAGCATTCAACCACTTAGGATCCTGTATCTTCTCAAGCGTTACGAAGTTCTGGAAGCCCATGCTAGCAAACAGCTCCTCAATGGCTTTCTGCTTTTCAGCCTTGCGCTTCTCGTCAAATGCCTTGACCTGCTCATCTATCACCGCTATAGGCTTGTCTATAATGCCTATGATCTCGTTGATCTGAGCCTTAAACACATTAAACGGCTGCATGTATTCTTTCTCTCTTCTGATGCGCTCATCATTGAGGACTCTCTTCAGCTTGTTCAGATTGGCCTTGTCTGCCTTTGCGTCCTTGATCTGGTCATCTGTGTAGACAAGCGTCTCATAAAATGAGACCTTAGATGTAAGCTCAGCCTTGAGCTCTTCGTAGTTAAAATCAATCTTCTCCGGTATCGCTACCTCATTAACTCTTAATTCCATTTTTAACCTCCTAATTCAGCACCAGCTCCATCTGGTGACTCTCCTTGTTCTCTCGCACCATTGCCATAATGCGTGCTGTCTGTCGCTGTCTCTCTTCCTCGCAGTCACAGTGTTCGCCCGGGTCCAGGCAAGCACCGCACTGTGGACATTCGTTGTAATACATTGCATCTCTCCTATATCTCCGGAAGTATCAGCGGCGGCTCTTTCTTCACCTGTACGCTCTCCCAGAACTCTCTCTCAGCATCAATAAGATACTGAATGTCATCCTCTACCTCCGACCGCTCTATCGGATAGTGTTTGGTCTGCAAATATACCTCTCCATCAATTTCAAACTTGAGCTGTGCCTTGAGTACCGCATATTCAAACTCTGTCACCATCAAGTAATGAAGCACCTGTATGTAATAGTTATCTGGCACTCTGTTATCCCATTTTTTCTTCTGACTTGACTGCAGGATCTCTGTGGTCTTGATCTCAAGCACACCATTGCGTCCATCCCGGTCCATAAGCCATCCGTCAAGGCTTGCATGCGCCCATGGGTACTTATCATTCGTGAACATGTTGTTTTCCACATATCCAACTTGATACTGTGGATAATCCAACTTGAATAACTCCCTCAGATGCTTTTCTGCCTCTGTTCCATACTTGACATAAGGCTTATCTGATATGTCCTCCGGCTCTATGCCGTATGCTTTCTCTTTAAACAGTTCCACGTTTGTCTTGTATGGGCTCATCCCAAAGATCGCCGAGGCATCCGACCCGCCTATCTTGGTTCTTGCCTTAAGCCACTCTTCATGACTTCCGAGCACCTTCATCTCAACCATGTTCTATTCCTCTCTGGCATCTTCAATGCTGTTCATAAGTTCAAGCACGCCATAAAGTCCCAGCTCCGTGAACACGGTTCCAAGCAAGTACGCCACCAATCCTACCGCCGGCAGTGCAAGCAGCACTTCTGCGTTGAATAAGATGTTGTAGGCCAACAGCAAAAATAAAATAGTCATTATTACAAGGCTCACCATCTTGACAGCCTTTGTATCCATGTTCTTCCTCTTCATTGCTTTTCTTCCCCTTTTCTGCTATGATTTTCTTGAGTATTTTTCTATGCACCGGCGGAACTGCTATTCCAAAGGTGCTTTTTTACTGTCAAGGATCTAATTCATCCCAGTTTATGACGGCTTCTTTTGCTACCTTATTTATGTCGAACGGCGGCACTCGTCTGCCAGCGTCAAGCTGTTTCTTGTACTTCAGATAATCCACCAAGGCAAGCACATTGACCCTTGTTACTCCGGCACCATCCAGTATGGTGTATGGTCCATATCTGCCAGACTGGACATATCTGTCAAGATCTGCTATACGTCTGGTTGCTGTAGATAATGACATCTCAAATATCTTCATCATTTTCGCCTTGCTTACGTATGGCAACCGGCCGATCTCCCTGACACCTATTACCTGTATGTCCTTGACTGCTCTGCTCATTGCTCTCATCTCCTTTCCTGTGATATAATTGATAAAAAACTAGGGGGGATCTTATGCCTGTCACAAAATCAGATATCAAAATATTGAATTATGTCCACCATCGTCATTTCCGACCTGTCACCTATATGTCTCTTTCTGGTAAATTCAGCAAGCATGAAGTAGACAATCTTATCAAAGGTGAACTCTTGTCCTACGTTCCTGTAATCGTTGATTATCAGGGAATCCCATAGGAAAAGCTTGCCGCCGAATCTGCAATATCCCTTACCAAAAATGGCATATATGTGGTTGAACAGAATCAGTGGTTTGATACCCAATATCTTCTTACGCAAATAATCGTCCCTATACTGGTTGGTGTTGCAAGTGCCGTCATCACAACAGTCTTATTACGATTACTGTAGCTATGCCTATGGCTGCTCCTATCAAACCCATCACTGCAGGTCTGATATAATCGCACCAAAGATCTTCCATGAAGTACGGCTCCTTGAGCTTTGCTTTTATCTTCTTTATCATGCCTCTCCTTTCTCTTGTAGTCCTCACCATTTCACCCTATAATTTCCGTAGGTGCTACCAACACCAATTCATACGAAAGAAGGTGAAACTATGTCAAAAGATTCCTTTAAAGATGCCTTGACAAATATTGAAGACATTGCACTGGCTTACACAGTCAAGACATCAACTGCCACAACACCTGAACAGTTTCTTGACGATTATGTAAAGAATAAAATTTCATTTACTGAAATCAAGAAACAACATGGTGATAAGTGGATGATCTAAAACTCGAATCTGGCAATTGATTTAAGAACCTCTTTTGCCACATCGAGCAGGTGTAGTGAGTGCTTTACCGAGTATTTCTTTGCTCCAAGTACTTTTAAGATGTCCTTGATAATGCGCTCCTCGCCGTCATACGTTTCCGACAATTCACAGTTCTTTGCGATATAATAGAAAATTATCTCCTCGTCAGTGAGAACTTTCCTCACCTCAGAGAACTCTTCTATATCTTTCGTTTTCTCTGCTATATCTACCAACTTTGAATTTATACTGTTTGTCATGTCTCTCCTTTCTCTTATTCCTTATTTTCGGTTAAACCGAAATCAAGAGGCAAAAAAATAAACCTATCATATGGTATCCCATAAACCTCTTCTATTTTTCTTAAGATAGGAATATCTGGATAGCTTTTCCCCCTCTCATAATTACCCAATGTATCTTTATTTATGCCGATTAGCTTGGCTGCCTCATCCTGTGTATAGTGCTTGAGTTCTCTTGCCATCTTTAAAGATACTTTCAT